TTCCATCTTCGTAATCTTCTTGGTGACTTAGGTTTACAGTCAAAGATACTTTCCGTACTAAGCCTGCTAACAGTGGGTTTGTTGTTTTGTTTAGTGGCATTGGGTCTATGGATTTTTCGACCAAATGTTTTGCAGCGTATTGGTCTTGGTGGCCGTCAGTATGCCAAGCATACTCGTCACCATCCTCGTAAAGAGTATATTGAATGGCCTCAGGTCGTATCAGATGGAACATCCACCCAGCGTCAACATTTGCAGTGTTTCCTACATGGTCTACCATGTTCATTGCTAAATCATCGTAAACCCAACTTATCGAACCAGAAGTGATTAGTTAACATGGCATACACTCTATCAGAATTACGGCAAGAAGCGGAGTGGAGAAAGTGTATTAAAAGCGAAAAACATTTTATGCGTAACTACTGGCATATAGCGCATCCAGCGCATGGTCGCATATTGTTTGATTTGCGTTCAGCGCAATCAACAGCTTTGGAACATTGGGAAGAACACAGGTATTCGTTGACGTTAAAAGCCAGGCAGATTGGATGGTCTACGCTTGTAGCTGCTCACCAATTTTGGTTAGCGTTTTTTCATGCAGATCAAAACATTATTGATTTGTCTAGAACTGAACGTGAAGCTGTGTTGTTGCTACGCAAGACTAAGTATGGGTATAAGCATTTGCCTGAATGGATGTTGGAGCGTGGGCCTAAGTCGTTAATGGAACATCAACAAAGAATGGGGTTTGATAATGGTTCACAAATTACGTCAATGCCATCAGCTTCTGATCCAGCTCGTGGCGAATCAGCATCGCTTATTGTCGTGGATGAATGGGCGTTTCTTCCTAATCCTGAGGAGGCTTGGGCCTCTATCGAACCTGTTGCTGATATTGGTGGTCGCATTATTGGCCTTTCCACTGCGAATGGTAGTGGGAACTTTTATCATCATCTTTGGGTTGGTGCTACTACTAATTCAAACAAGTTTGCGCCTATGTTTTTTCCTTGGTCAGCGACTGAAGATAGGGGAGATGCTTGGTATCAAGAAAAAATAGAAAGCATGTTGCCCTGGCAACTAGCGCAAGAATACCCAACTACTGCTGAAGAAGCGTTTGTTAAGTCAGGTAATCCTGTATTTGATTTAGATATTTTGGAACAAATAGATCGTAATACTATTCGAGGTACAATGGGGTATATGTGGCGTAACAACAATCATGTGGAGTTTAGACAATGACTAAAGAAATTAGAGTTTTGAGTTTTGGTGGAGGTGTACAGTCAAGCACGTTATTACTTATGGCTATACATGGAAAGTTAGAAAAACCAGTTGATCATATAATTTTTGCGGATACAGGATACGAGCCTAAAGGGGTTTACGAGTGGATTGAAACATTAAAACCTTTAGCTAAAAAAGCTGGAATACCGTTTCACATGGTGTCAGCAGGCAACATTAAAGAAGATACTTTTTCTCCTGGCAGGTTTGCATCAATACCCTTTCATGTTTTAAATGATGATGGGACACATGGGATTGCTCGTAGGCAATGCACTCAAGATTACAAAATTATACCTGTGCAAAAGAAAGAAAGAGAATTGGTTGGTTTAAAGCCTAGACAACGTTGGAATCAGGAAAAACATGGTGTTGTTATTAACCTTATGGGAATTAGTACAGACGAAATTCAACGCATGAAAGAGAATAGGCTTGCTCCTAATATTATAAACGAATATCCCTTAATAGATATGTGGATGTCACGTTACGATTGCATTCGTTGGTGCGAAGAAAACGGATATGGAAGACCTCCTCGTTCCGCTTGTATAGCTTGCCCATATCATTCAGACAAAGAATGGCGAAAAATGAAAATGGAAGACCCAGAGTCTTTTGAAGAAGCAGTTCGTTTTGAAAAAGCTTTACAAACTCCTTTGCCTATGGAAGGTGATGTTCCTCACCAAAAGGACAGATTCAAAGGAACACTTTTTTTGCATAACTCTTGTAAGCCTTTAGATAAAATTGATTTTAGGAATGAAGAAGATCGTGGTCAAACATCTTTATTTGATCAAGAGTGTGAAGGCATGTGTGGGATATGAGTTTGGAAATATGGGAAGAACCAGATTCTATGTCAGCGTATGCTATGGGAATAGATACTGCTGAAGGTTTAGGACATGGTGACTACTCGTGCATACAAGTGCTAAATGTAGGCACTGGTGAGCAAGTAGCAATATGGCATGGACATATTGCACCTGATTTGTTAGCAGAAGAAGTTCACGCCGTAGGGTTATGGTATCGAGATGCACTATGTTGCGTCGAATCAAATAATCATGGTTTAACTACAATTACAGAGTTACGGCATCTTGGTTATCCTAATCTATTTAGGAAAAGGCAACTTAATAATGTTAACAACAGGATAGGGCAGGAGTACGGTTGGAAAACAACTAGAACGTCTAAGCCTTTAATGATTGATGATTTGAGTTCTGCATTAAGGAACTGGGAATTACAGATTAATGATAAACATACCGTTGCAGAGTTACGCACGTTTACGAGAAATGAACGTGGCAGTATGTCAGGTTCTCCTTATGATGACCGTGTTATGGCTCTTGCTTTGGCTAATCAAATGAGGAAATATGCGTATGAACCTGAGTATGCTCCGCAAGTGGATGATTATTGGACTGTTGATTGGTTTGCTCGTTTGGGTGATGATACGCCTAAATCTAATCCGTTGCAGATAGGCATCCACAATGTTCGTGGGACACTATGATTTACTTATAGACATATATGTTTACATGGAAGGTGTTTATTAATGGCACAAAAATTTGTTTCGCACACTAGTGCGTCAGAAACAGTAGATGGGGCTAAAGGCCAAAACAACCGTATGGAACGTGGTTCTAGTGTTGTATCGAATCCTATTTGGGAACCAGGTGGTCCCAATAGCCCAGAGCAACGCTTTGAAAGCCCTGAATACGCTAATCAAACAAGTGATGAAGGCGCTATTTCAGTACGTCAAACCCCTGAAAATCAGCATGGTATGACAGGAACTATTGAACCTTCTCACCATCAGCCAAATTACTCTGGTTCAGACGCTGGTTAATGGCTGTCTTGCCCAGAGGGGCAAGCTACGAAGAATTTGTAGAATACGTTATTAATCTGCGTGGCGAAGTCTCTGAAGAAGAACTAAAGGAACTGTATCAACGCCGTTTAAAGCTTCACGACATTACGTTTGACATGAAGCGTGGGTGGAAAGCAGTTGCGTTATCTCCTGACGAACAAGATTTAACTGATAATCAACGTGAACAGAAGATAATTGCAGACGCAAAAGCTCAAGGCAGAAATATAGAAAGGGTCTAGCGTGGCTAAAAAAACACGTTTAGAAATTTTAGATGAATCTCAAGAACGTGTACGCAAATGCGAACAATGGCGTGAATCAGAGGGTTTAGATGGGACTTGGCGCAGGTTAAACGATTTGTATCGTGGAAAACATTGGCCATCTTCATTAGTTAATAATCAAGACCTTATAGCTGTTAATCTTGCATTTTCTACAGTAAATGTTATAGCGCCATCTGTAGCTGTTAATTATCC